GCCGCCCACCGCGTCGCGCACCGCGCCGCCCACCGCGCCGCCCACCGCGTCGCGCACCGCGCCGCCCACCGCGTCGTCCACCGCGCCGCCCACCGCGCCGCCCACCGCGCCGCCCACCGCGTCGCGCACCGCGTCGCGCACCGCGTCGCGCACCGCGCCGTGCTTGGCATTCATCGGAAGCCGCTCAATGATCTCGGCCGCGATTGGCGCAGCAAGTGCCAGCACAAATGGGTTTGAAACCCAGATGATGATTTTCGGAGGTGCGAGGCCGGCGCTCTTGTAGCACGCGCGGGATGCCTCCTCAAATTTCAAGCGGTCGGCGTTTCCGGTTCGCAGGCCAATCTCAATCCATTTGTCGGCCCACGGCTCCATCATTGAGCGCTCGTAGTCGCTCAAGGAATCAATGCGCTTGCGGAGTTTAATCGGAGACATTTTGAATCCCTTGAGGTGCATATTGTCTTTGCTGCACCACTTTGTACACGCCAGGCTCCAACGGGATCGCAGCGTGTTCCTCATGCTGGAGCGCGGTCGTTTCGAGTACCTGCAGATAGCGCTCGGCGCCCGCGTCCCACATGCGCGCCTTTGGCGCTTTATCTTCAGTCAGCACGAGATGCCGATGCCCTGTAACTTCACCCCAGGCGAGGACAATACCGTCCTGCGCATGATTCGCTTCTTTGGCGCCGGCCGGAATCGAAGCTACGCGGGTCAACAAAACGTCCCCCTGCCGAAGCACAATCAATTTCTTCATTTCAGTTCCTTTCTGGTTGCCCTGCGTTACGTTCATACTCTGCGTGCGCCGCTCTATATTCCGGCGTCGAACGCGCCTTTCTTTGCCTCTCCAATTCGCACGCCTGACAGCGCGTCTTGCCGCAATCGCCAGCAGTTCATCGTTCCCGCTCATTCCACCGCAACTATGCGAATCCCGCGCTTCACCAACTCAGGCCACCACGCGACACCGTAGCAGCGCATGGCGTGCTCTGCGGCGCGGTAAGGGCAGCCGAACATGCGCCCGCTCAGTCTGCCGCCTGGCCTGAGCACGGCGAACCAATCGCCCCAGTGCTCGATCCCGTTCCTGTCGGCGCTCATTTCGCCGCCGTATGTGCCGTGACGAATGCGAGCGCTTTGTCGATGCGCTCAACCGTTTTTAAGTGCAGGTCATGGTCCTGGATGCCGCGCGCTAAGTCAAAAGCAGAGTCGAAGTTTTTCCGCTTCACGCATTTTTCGATGTCAGAGACAAGCTCCGCGTCGGTCGGGACAGCAGCAGGCGCAGGGGGCGACTCGGGACCGGCGTCGCCGCCAGTACTCCCGTTACCCTGCGCCGCTGCTGTCTGTGGCCCCAACGCGGCGCCGGCCTGGGCGTCAGGAGGGGATATTCCTGAGCTTGCAGGCGCTTTTTCAGGCGCCGCGATGGAGGGTTGATTCGCGCCGGTTGCCCATGCGGCAATCAGACGCCCGGATTCCTCGGTGATTTCCTTGTCCAATGGAAACATGGCACGATGCTGGTTCTGCAATTTGATCGGAAGCGGTATACCGGGGTTCGCGGCCATCAACAGAAAGGAGGAAGTAGCCTCAAACGGAAGATTTTTTTCGCACACTGGAATCCATCCGTCCAATCCGGTAAGCGAATGTTTTGCTTGCACCTCCATCTTGGCATCCTTGCCTTTTACCATTTCGATCTTTGGTTCGGCGCGCAGGCAAAAGATAATGTGCGCTTTGACTTGAAGCAGTTTTTGCACCATCTGCTTGTGCGCCATCTTCGGCTTGATCCAAGCGGCCATCTTGCAGGATTCGCGCTTTTTCCAATCCGTTCCCGCCATGCGATCGAGTTCTTCCTCCTGCCAATCGAGGACGCCGCCGTCGCCCGCCCAAACGTGCGAGCCAGAGTCGATCATGATTACCGCATAGCCTGCTTTGTCCGCAGCGACAACGGCCTCAGCATAGGCGGACGGCCGGAACGGCGGGCGCAGTTCGGCGTGGTCGAATTTGAACTGGTCAGCATAATGCAATGCGCGTCGGTTCTCGGTGTCCAGCACGGCGAACGGTTTTCCTCCTGACATGCCGCTTGCCAGTCTGAATCCGGTGAACGTTTTCCCGCTGCCTGTTCCTCCAACGAGGTTTATCCACAGACCGACATTTTCTCGAATCGCGCGCCTAAACTGAAAAGGCATCGTTCCCCCATTTGGCTTGTTGATAATCCTACCCTATGCGGATGTCAACTTACGCCGGACGGAACATGAAGCTGGTCACGTAGTTGGCTCCGGTTCGCGCTTGTACTCAATGGCGAGCAACTTTTGAATCTGTTCCTCTAGATTGATCACCTTCGCATGGGCCTCGGCGATAATCTTTTCCTTCACCGCGCGCAATCCTTTAATCTGTAACGGACGCGGGTCGAAGTCGTCCGGGATTTCAACCTCGAATTCCTGCTCGCTGATTAGCACGTAGTCAGGCGCTAAAATTTCAGTGCAATCGTCCCAATGCAGTCGGTACGACACCTCATCGGACCAATCGCGCTTGTGATAATGAAGGAATGCCTTGATCTTCATCTTCACGATTTTCCCTCCTTCTTGGCCGGCTGCGCGCGGGGCTGCCTTGGTTTGCGCGGTTTGCTATTGACCGCCGAGATGATCTTGGGCAGGTCGATCGCATCTATTGATTGCGAGTAGAGATCCATCACTTCTGGCACCGGGCGATCATCGGATTGGCTCGCTGGCGTCCATTCGGAAATCAAGATTTTGTACACCTTCAATCTCCCTTGAAAACATCGGCGACGTTGAACGGAATGCCGTCCGCGTCCGTGTCGCCCCGCTCCTGCGCTCGTTCCTCGGCCTCGGCCAGCATCCAGGCGCGCGGTTCAGCCCATGCGATCATGGTCGGGTAAGCAGGCCACTTCCCGTCCTCAAGGCACCCTTTCCACGTAGCCAGAGCCAGAGCCAGCTTCGACTCGGCCAGCGCAGCCCACGCGGGCGCCAGCCCTATCAGCGAGCAGGAGTAGGGCGGTTTTTGCTCCTGCACGAGAGTTACCACACGGCACCCACCGTCCGGGGCGGCGATCGAGTTGACTGCGTCCTCGTACAGGACGATTCCAGTGTCGTAGCCGGGAAGCTGCGTTCTGATCCAGGAATCCGGCGCGGCACTACCTGGGCTGGTTTTGTACGACAGGCAGATTTTCCGGTCATCGCTCAGCCAGTCCGGGCGAGCCTTGCAGCGGACGCCGTCCAAATCGAAAATGATGGTTGTCTCGGCCTCTCCGGCGGAAAACAGCCCTACCAGTTCGCTCGATGCGATAAACGCCTGCGCCGCCTTCACCATCGTCCAGACCTCGGACACCTTGCGCTCGAGTATCGGCAGTTTGCCGGCCGCGCGGGCATCGTCTCGCGCCTGCTGCGCGGCTTTCGTGCGCCAGTCGGGCGCGTCCACCACCACCAGCGAGGAAGTTCCGCCCTCCAGCAGGCAGGCATGGGCGAATGTGCCGATGTCCGCCGTGCCGTTGTCGTCGCGGACCCGGTCCGGATTCCACTGTGATTCTGTCCATGCGTGCAGCGGGCTCCTGTCGAGCAGCGTCTGCGCGAGTCCGCTGGAAAACGCCTGCTCGTCTAAATATGCCTGCATCGGAATTTCTGAGTAAATCCCAGGTTTCATGTTCTCCCTCCATTTGTTGAAATTAAGTTCCCGGCTTCCTCGGCCTCACGCTTTCCACTTCGGCGCCTTCGAGCCCTTATCGAGCACGTAGAGGTTCCGCGCTTTCAAATATGCGATCGCGCGCAGCCTCTTTTCCACCATGGTCAGCACGCGCAGCGGCTTATCTGGCGCGCGTTCGGTCGGTTTTACTAGGCGCAGTCTAAACGGCATGTCTACCTCCACAAGTAGCCGGCCAGCATGCCGGCAAGAAAGATCAGAACTACCAAGACGGCAAACCACCTGTTTCGCATACGCCGCTCGTGGTCCAGGCGCTCGCTCGTGAAGAGAAATTCGCGCTTCATATTCTCAGTCGTATGTCACTTGCGCGCGGATCGGTAATTCCGCGAATGTGCAGCGGGACGACGTGCCTGATATGCGCGTTACGGTCGCCATTTGACCATTCGCCATTCTCACCTTGTCACCAGTTTGCAAGCGCGAAGGAATGCAGAAATTGCCGAAATCGCCGCTGATCTGGTCAGACGCCGCGTCGATCAGGCTGCCAGGGACCCATATGAAAAAACATCCTTGCAGCGGGACGGTCAACAGCGCGGCGCACAGCACGATTGCGTTTCTCATAATGTTCTCCCCCTTTTTACCCTGCCTAAAGTGCGCAGTCCGGGCGAGCCGTTGCTCGCCGAGGTTGCGTACTGTTACGGCATGTCATCGTGCTCGGTATAGCCGCAGTCGTCGCACGTCCAGAGATAGTAGCCGCAGCCGTCGGCGTCAAACTCCTTTCTGCGCGTGCCTGATTCGTGCGGGCAATTTCCCATAAATCGTTCCATCGCGGCGTGTTCCCGCCTTGCCATGCACTCGGCGTAGTCTCGCTCGATATTCTGGAAAGCGTTGCGGCTCATGATCCGTTCTCCCCTTTTCCCTCAGCCGGCAGGCGGCCGGCGCGCGTGAATCCTGCGTTAAAATTCCATCGCATTGACCAGCCTAGAAGTCATGGTTTGCGCGACCACGTAAAGCGTCCCAAACGATCCTTCGTTTGATTCCCAGGAAAATAATTGTCAAGTGCCTTGTGTCCATAAGGTGTTTGTCCAGCGGGTAGTTTAACTTCTACATAACAGTCATAACACGCGATGGAACCACTTCTCGTATAAGTATTCTGACTTGTCAATAGATGGCCGCGTTTGCACGTTCCTCCTAATCTGTATTCAATTGCTGCCGGATGTCTGCCTTTAATAATTGCATCGTGCGTGTTATCCCAAGCGGTCCCCAAGAATAAGTGATCCGGGTTCACGCAGGGCCGAACATCGCATCTGTGACACACAAACTTTCCACGAGGTATTTTACGTCCGCTCAGAATAAAAGCTAAACGATGCGCAAGAAATCTCTTGGTCCGAATTACAACAATGCCATATCCCTCATGCGGGAAAATTTCTCCACTTAGCGCTCCCATCCATATCCAACAGCCGGAGAATGGAACTCGCTCAATGCGCTTTTCAATTACTTTCCAACTCATCTTATTCGGTTTCATGGCGCCATTATCCATTGGCGTAACCGATTGTCAATACCCTATAGCAATTTATTTTTATGTATGATAAAAAAGCGCATGGGAGATCGAAAAAATGCGCAATACAACAAGATGCTGCACGAGCAAGCGCGCGAACGCGCTACGATTGCAATCAAGTTGCACAAGAGCGGCAAGACATGGCAAGAGATTGGATGTGTGCTCGGCGTAACTCGCCAACGTGCGCAGCAACTCGCCAAAACGCACATGCAGCGGCCAAAGCGCGGGCCGAAACCGGCATGAGCACCACCACCACGCCCACGCCGGAATTGCCTGGGGAGCGCTGCGGCAACTGCCTGCGCGCACTGCCCGCCGACGACGCATCTGGCGTGATGCACGCGGGCGGTTGGCTGCATTGCCAGTATCATCGCGTGTGGGAGTACTGTAGCCCGCACCACCCGTGCCATTTCGAGCCGAGCAGGTGGGCGGCAAAATCGGGGACGAGCGGGTGAAAGAGCGCATCATGCCGCTCCTGCGCCGCGCGGGGCCGCTCACGCTCGACCAGATCGCCCTCGAGCTCGGCGACCCGCACCCGCGCACCCTGCGCTCGTGGCTCGCTGATCTGCGGCACGAGGGGCGCGTGCGGCAGTCATTCGATGGGCGCACCGGCGCGAACGGCAGGCTCTACACCTACTCAGTCGCCCCGGCCTACGCGCCGCTGCCGGGCATGAGGGGCACCGAGTACCGGCAGCCGATGGCCACGGGAACGCGCCCAGAGGCCATACGGCGGCTTTTCCGGCTGGAGTAAGGAGATACCGTGAACAAGCACTATAAATTTATCCCGATAGGCAATGACGGCTGGCCGGTCGAAATGATTGAAGGGCGTCCGCTTACAAACTTTCTCCGCCGTCTTATCCATACCGACCATTACGAATGTGAAGAGTGCTGGTATCGAAAGCAGCAAGCGGCGTCCGTGCAAGGAGCCGCAGGAGGCGGCATCGCAAAGCCTTGATGAAGCCCGTCGCCCTAGACCTGTTCTGCGGCGCCGGCGGCGTCAGCATGGGGCTGCATCGCGCCGGTTTCGACGTTGTTGGGGTGGACGTTACGTATCAGCCGCGTTACCCGTTTCAATTCATTAACACGGATGCGTTAGGGCCTGACATTACTTACGAATTCCTGCGCCGATTCGATTTGATTTGGGCAAGCCCGCCGTGCCAAGCACATACGGACCTGAAAACAATGCACAACGCGAAGAAACATATTGACTTGATACCGCCTACCCGCAGGTTGCTTCAATCAAGCGGACGTCCTTGGGTTGTTGAGAACGTGCCAGGCTCACCGCTGGAATTTTCAATTCTCCTTTGCGGGACCATGTTCGGCCTTGGCTGCCGGGATGCAGAGCTTCGCAGGCACCGCCTATTTGAGACATCGCGCATGTTGTTGGCCCCAACGTGTCAGCACGGCGATCGACCAGTAATCGGCCTGTATGGCGGTCACCAACGCAATAGAAAGCGCTTCATCAGCATATATGGCGAAGGCTGCCGGGAAAGCACCAGGAAACACGACAAAGGGCATCCTGACTTCACTGTAGAGGACGGCAGGGCCGCGATGGGGATTGACTGGATGACGCTGGCTGAACTCTGCCAAGCAATCCCGCCCGCCTACGCTGAATTCATCGGGCGTCAATTTTTGGCCGAGTGCTAAACTCGGCTGCAACCGGCTGCGGCGGTTCCCTCCCTGCGGGCGGCCAGGTCCCGGGGTCCATCTCCTCCCGGACTGCGGGGCCGATTGAATGCTCCGAGAGCGCTGTTTCCTATTCAGCGCCGATGGGAGAGTAGGCCGGGGTCAGGCGTGCTGTCTGCCCCGGCCGCCTACCGCGAGGTGCAGGTGAGCATCGTCAAACGCAGCATCCCACGCACGCCGCGCGCCGATGTACAGGCCGGCATCGCGCGCATGCGCCGATTCGAGCGCGAGAAAGCCGCCTGGGTGCGGGCCAATCCCGGCGCGACCGCGGCCGAGCTGCGCCGCGCCCTCGACCTGCTCGCCGCGCGCATCATGCCAGGGGCTTAGAGCAGGCGGTACTTGATCATGGCATCGGCTACGTCGTAGCATTGTTCGGCCAGGATGTCTGCCCACGTAAGGCCGAATTCAGTTTGTGCTTTATCCGGCGTGTAGCAGATAGTCGAATTAGCTAATTCAGCCAGAGCGGCGGCTGCGAAGTAGTCTCTGATCGACAAGCCTAATTCTTTCTCAGTTGCGCCAGGGAACGCTGGCCCGCCGTCTGGTTTCATTCGTCCTCCTCATCGCGCACCACGCTGAATTGTTTTGCAAGCTGGCTGTAGCGCCCGGTCAACCTGTCGTAGTGCAGCGTCACCATGCCCGGCCGCCCCAAGTGTTTGAAGCGCATCTTTTGCACGTGGATATCCACGTCCCTGCATTTCGGGTCGGACAAATCGCGGTGCACCGT